GGAAAGTCAATGAGAACGAGACCAAATATACCAACGATGCGCTGAAGCAATTGAAACGAATGGCGCGTCGGTTCCAAATCGCCATCATCGTAGTGACGCATCCAACGAAGGGCGTCAAAGGCAAGACGATAGAGGAACTGGACCTTTACGACGTGTCCGGCTCGAACGCATGGAACAACAAAGCCGATCACGGAATCATCATTCATCGCGATCCCGACGATGATCAATTGACTTACGTAAAAATCTGCAAGTCGAAGCGTTGGAAGGTGATGGGCAAGCCCGGCACCGTGAAGATGAAATTCGCGCCGGAGCGCGCAGGTTTCTCAGTCGTCAAGCAATAGAAAAGGAAAAGATATGGACGTTTCACCATTCACTAGATGGTCACGCTGGTTCGAAGAGGCATTGACCGATTACCACAAGGAATACCCAGACCGCGCGTTCGACTGGAAAACATTCCAATCCCTGAAGCCTGACATTCTTGCAGTTATGGCGTGGATTATTAGTTCCGCCGACAGCAGCGGGACAGGCTTCGGTCTCGATGCGTACTCGGAAAAGTCGGTGGCTGATGAGATTGGATCGACGCCAGAAAATGTGAGGCGCTGCTTCGAAACGCTTGCGCGGGTTGGTCTCATCGATTCGCTCGTTGATCACCCGGGCCGACCAATTCTAAGAGCGTGTCTGTCATCCGCTGGCGGCCCGCGCGACGAAACAAGATGCGCTCATCTCATTGCTTCTCTTCCTTGGAACAGGAGCAACGACTAATGGCAGGCTCCGTCAACAAGGTCATTCTGGTCGGCAACGTTGGTAAGGATCCAGAAATCCGCACCACGAACGACGGTCGCAAAATAGCAAACCTATCGATCGCAACGAGTGATACCTGGCGCGACAAGCAAACAGGTGAGCGCAAGGAAAAGACGGAATGGCATCGCGTCGTCGTGTTCCAAGAAGGCTTGGTCAAAGTTATCGAACAGTACGTCAAGAAGGGCGCCAAGCTCTACATTGAGGGTTCGCTCCAAACGCGGAAGTGGACCGACCAATCCGGCGCTGAGAAGTACTCCACCGAAGTTGTCCTGCAAGCCTTCAACGGCACGCTGACAATGCTCGATGGCCCGTCAAAGGACCGCGAAGATGACCTCAGCACTGACGGTGGCTTTGGAGCGGGGAACAGCAAGCCTGCGCCGGCACGCGGGAAGGGCAACTTCGATAAAGCACTCGACGACGAAATCCCGTTCTGAGGAATCGCAAATGAGATCCCCTCTCCGCATCCGTTCTTACCACGTTCAAAGATCAACCGGAGGAAGGGTGCAGCTTAGAGAGGATACTTTCTATCACCGGCGTAGAGTTGAGAAAGTTGAGAAGGCAGAGACGAAAAGCGAAACAGCGGAGAGGGCATCATGAGAGGAAAATACGATCACGTTGCCGGTTGCCGAATACATACGGCAGGAATTTGCGACTGCGGGAATTGGGACGTGCTTCCAGACATGACGAAGCATGATCGGCGCGACGTTCGTGTCGTCCAAGTCATCGAGACAACGCTGACCCATAGAGGACGTGGTGTGGAAGGCGATCCGTTCTATCGAGTGACGCAGTACTGGTCGATGGACGGCGAACTGCTTGCAGAGAGGGAGCACAGATGAGCGACACACGCCTCGTACTTTTGGTGGCAACCGGCGTCGGCATTGGAACCACGTTCGGGATGTTCGCCTGCGCCATGATGTTCAAAGCAATGGGTTACTAGAGGGGCAGCACAGTGACCGAGGAAGAAACCAAATTCGTTGAAACCCTGATGCGGCAGATCGAAACCGCATCACAGGAAAAGCGCGAAGTCTTAGGCCAAAAGCTGGTTCAGTTGGATCAACGCTTGCGGGACGAAGACCTGCACATCTCCGACCTCATTGAAACGGTCATTCATCGCACCCGGAAACGGGAAAACGACATGATCGAACAACTGGAAGAATTGCGGTCACTTGTTTCGCACCGGGTGCAGTACGCGCCACCGCCGTTGCCGCTTGCAGATCAAGCCACAACCGAAATGGCGAACCGCTTTGCGAGCAAGCCGCAAGACTCCGTGCGTCAGGTCGTGAACGATTCCTTTCAGTGGGCGAACTGAATGTTCGAAATGCCTCTCCGCACTGACGACGGCATACCGCGCTACTCGGTCGGACACCTGTTCTACGACACCGAAGACCTGTGGCTGACGGTCTATGATCGGGAAGTCCGAGGCCGTGTGCGGTTCACCGGATCGGGAAAGGCGAGATTCCGAAGGTACGTCGATCGGAGGCACACGGAGGACATTCCAAAACACGCCACGCCGACACTCTGGCGTCCGGTTGATGTCAGAACGTGGCCGTATGAGCTTCCCGAAGCCGCACGGCTGGTTTCTGAGGTTGTCCGCCCTAGCCCTACCTGCTCGCCAC